GTATGTTGCCATTGTTCTCCCTATGCCTGAATCATTTGAGTAACATCGAATCGAATCTCTGCGAAGGTTTCCGTTGCTCCGTTGTCCGAAGTTGTAGGCTCTCCGTAGATACAATCGATTATCGGCTCCGCTCCTTGCCAGACATTCACTTGAGTGGAATCACCGAAGTTGTGACTAGCGCGTAGCGTGTTCTTGATGTTGTCGATAAGTGTATCAAAATCCGACATAGCATCTTCGGCGTTATTCTGTAAAGAGTGGTGAAAGATTTGCAATACGACTTGGAAATCAACACGCTTCCAACCATTAGTTGCGCCACCAATAGCCAAACGGGTTTCGCGCTCGCTCGCAATAAAGATTACGGCGGCGGCACGGCTCATCTGCCCAGCTGTTGCATTGACCTGATAGTTAATACGCTTAGGGAACGAAGTGAAAACTTGGTTTAGCCCAGAGATACTTGCGCCCGTAAGGTAACTGTAAAGCGTAGAGCGTAATTGAACGCGACCGACATTTGCCATTAGCGCATACGCCTAAACGGAGCGAGCAACTCTTTAGCGAGCGCAATATCAGAGCCGATAATGTCTTGGACACTTGGACCACTGCTTGCGCGGGTCGTAACTGCCATTGTGAGCGAGTTATCTCCACGAACCTTGAGGAACTCGGTCGTTGCTAAGATCGCCGCTTCCTTGACTGCCTGTGGCATATTTCCAATGGCTACGCCAGATGAGTGCGAGTATTTCAAGGTGCTAGTAATGGCTACTGTATTAGAGCCATACACATACGAAGGTGATACTACGACCTGCTCGGTATTCTGACCATCGTAAATGGTAATTACAGTTCCGGCAGTCAATCCAATTGGATCGATCATTGTGAAAGATGCAGAACCCGCAGTCGCAGATGAGATCAAGCCATTACAGAAGCCGGCGCAATAGTTATACGAAGCGTAAATACGAGAGCGAACTGTTGGCGGGAATCCGAAAGACAACGGACCTTGCGAAGAATAAGAAAGACCGATCTGGCTCATAGGGTAAATGATCTGGGATTTCTCAAACCAGACTGACTGCAAAGCCCCATCGGTTACCGGCACCATATTAGTTGGAGTTGCGCCATAAGATAGAGAGTTGAGTGCCACGACATTGTTGTAGTCGGGCGAGATGACCATAAAGCCCTCTTGCGTGATGCGTGTACGAGATTGCTCTTGGAAGTTTTGAGCGATCAAAGGCTGGTTGACATAAATGTCGATCCACGATGAAGCGCGTTGGATTACGGAAGCCAACTCTGCATCTTGTTGAGCAGATGTTCCGCCAGTAACAAGGTTGTTGTAATCAATCGCAGTCGGAGCGTTTTTATATTCAGCGATTGTTAGATACGAACCTGATTGAAACTGTGTTATTGGCGAAACTGCTGAAGTCATTTTTAATCTCCGTCTGTTTTAGGTGAAGCCATATCGTGACCGCAACGTGAACACAATTTGAACCACGAACCAAAGCCGCAATTAACGCAATTATACCCGCGTTCGTTATCGCCTGTTGTATGTAATGCTAAGTTGCCTTCGGTAAAACCCTCTGCCTTAAGAGCTGCAATATCTTTGGGATTATCTGTGCGATACAACCCATCGCGACCTGCGCGTAAAACTTTCTTTCCAGATTGTCGATTGATTTCTACTTCTTTAGCGAAACCATCTCTTGGTACTAGTCTTGCCATCTTTGCCCCCTTGATTTATAGAACAAGGAGAGAGCCCGAAGACTCTCCCCTCATCCCTTTGCTTATTACTAAGCGGCTGTGATACCTGAAACGATTCCGTTCCAAGCAGGTGCAGAACAGAAGAATGTTCCGCGGAAGTAAGTTGAAAACTCGTAGGCAAACTGGGTGACCGGCCATTGGATTCCCATATAGTCCTGTACGAGGTAGTTAGCCCATACATCCGAAACCTCTGTGTCAGGAATTGGAAGTGTGTATGACATAACTGGAGCAACGCCCTGTGGAAGCCAAGGGTGAACAGTGATGTCGAGTGACTTTCCTGTTGTTTCGTTGACGATTCCGTTAACGACTGAACCGAATGTAACTCCGGTTGCTTCGTCTTGAGAAATCTGTAGGCGGTAGTTAGCGTTTGCAGAACCCTTGATTGCATCAGAGAGTTGCTTACGATCTGAACCATTCATCAAAATCTCATCTGGATCAGCCTTTACTGAGTTGTAAAGGTTAGCGAATACTGTCTGGAACTCAGTTCCTGGGTTTGTATTCGAGAAGGTTGATGCGATGTTGTTGTTGTATCCGCCGTTGCTACCGAGAAGTGTTGGCAAGATTCCATCGTAACCTGTTGAGTAAGCAGATGTGTCTGCTGATGCGCGAGATGCTAGTGCGCCTGATGTGTTGAATGGTGCTTGGTTACCAGTTGCGCTTGTTCCAGAACCACCCAATGTGAAGGTTAGGCTGGTTGTGCGACCCTGATAGTGAGCGTTAGCAACACCTGTTGTTGTACCAACATAGATGTTGTAAGCAATCGCGCCTGTGATAGCAGTTGGGATTGTGATTGTGAGTGCTTGGCTTGAAGTTGCTTGTGAAGCAACAGCAGAAACGATTGACTCACCAAAACCTGTTGAAGAGATACCAGCGTCAGCGGTGTAATAGACATAGTAAGTTGCGTTTGGAAGCGCAGTTACTGATCCGCTTGCTGATACTGCGGCAAGTGTTGGAAGTGTTGGAGCAGAACCAGCGTTAAGGGCACCTGAGTAACCTGAAGCAGTACCGCGAGCCATCAGCATCATTCTTTCTTCCATTAGCATCGTGGCATAAAGCGTAGATGTTGAAGAAAGTTGACGAAGATCCTGATATCCAAGACCAGAGAAGTTAGCATCGAATGAAACGCTATCTGATAGTGAGTATGAGTTGTAAGGCAAGATGATGTCATCTGCTGTGTAGCTGATCTTTGAACCACGCTCGAAGTTGATTGAACCGAAAGCAGTAGTTGTGCTCTCACTCACGCCCGGCCAAATTTGGCCTTGTCCGCCGGTGCCTGTACCGGTATAGCCGGTGATGCGCTTAATGCGGTGGCTTGTGCCAACACCCTTCTTGCGAGGGATGCGGTTACGAAGTGGTGTTGGGCGAGGTGTTAGGAGTTTCGCAGGTGCTTCCAAGTCGAAAGCGGCGAAAGATGTTGAGAGAGGAGATGTAAGGCTGATGTCCTTTTGGATCTCCTGTGAAGCAATACGCTGAGAAGCGATCGCGTTGTTAAGACCAGCAAGAGCATCTGGAGCAAGTGACTTTGTAGCCGCTAGTGCTTCGAGAGCGCGTGTTGGATCTTGTGCTGGTGTTAAACCATTTGTGTTTGGTAGTGAAAAGGACTTGTTCAGTTCTCCCTGAAACTCGTCCATACGCTTCGCGGCTTTCTTTGGTGAATCAACATCACCAAAGAGATCGGAAGCCTTAGGTGCTTGTAATGCCATTAGGCTATTTCCTTTCGAGTGGGTTTATTCTGCGTCAGGTTGACCGGCTTTAGAGAGGTATTCCTTCTCTAATTGCTTGTAACCTTTAGCGAGAATTGGGTCTGATGTCGCTGATGCCTTGAGGCGATATTCAGCGGCTTTAATGAGTAGTTCATTTGAATCATTGACAACAACACGACCAGTACGCTTTGGACCGCCGGATGCCGCCGCTGACTTTGCAATTACGAGTTCTGACTCAAGAGCCACCGACTTATCTTCAGCTGCCTTAATTGCCGCCTTGTAAGAATCGATCTCAGCCTTGACTGTTTCAGACGCACTCTTTGTTGCTTTCTCGATGATCGAAGTTACGAACTTCTCGCCGAGAATATCTTTGATTTCTTCTTCGAGTTTTTCCTCGACCTTTTCGACTTCTTCTTTGATTTCCTCAACGACAGTTTCGTCCTTGACTTCATCGACAGGTGCAGGAGTTTCTTCGGCAGGGGTTTCAACTGCTTCGCCCTCAGCGGACTTGATTGATCCACCCATTTGTTCAGGTGTCATAATCTGTGCAGTAGATACATTTGAAGTTGTACGGATTCCGCCGTTGTTGCCAGCGATCTGAACTGTTGTCTTGCCGTGATTATCTCCGACTTGACCACATCCACATTCGAGGCACTTGCCAACGAACTTAACGGACATTTTTGTGCAACCCTTGCAGACTTTATCGTCGCATCCGCCATCATCTTGGCAACCAACGCAACCATCGCAGTCGCAACCTTCTGATGAGTCTGAATCTTTGCTGGCAGATAGTTCAAGCATTGAGGCATCGGTAGCGAGTGCTTCGCCTTCTTCGACTTCTCCATCCTTGAAATTAAATAGGTGCTTGAGAGCAGATAGGAGCGTGTCAATATCATCGCGCTCGTCTGAATCTGTGTCGGCCATCTCGGTAGCCTCGGTGATAATGAGTTGTGCTAGAGCCTTACGAGCGGCATCGTAAGATGCTTGGTCGAACTTGACCAACCCACCACTTGTTGCCTTGTCGTGCATCTCTAGGATTGTGTCGATAACTGGTGACTTCTTCACGTTCCATCCTTCTGGTAGTTGGTCGATCGCGCCTAGCGCACGAGCGCGGGTGATGATATGAGCTTTTACTTTTGCAGGATCCTTAGCGCGACCAAATGATTGAATCGCATTTTTTAGATCGGCAACAGTCTTGATTGGATAAGAGCCATCTGGCAACGCCATACCTTGATCGGCAAGTTGCTCGCGCTCTTTGTCAGATACTTCACGCTTAACGATCTCTGAGTATTCCTCAACCTTTACGAGTGAGGTTTCGCCTTCGACTGACTTAGCGAGCATCAACTTAGCGTTTGGGTTAGCAGGGCGATCAACAAGAGAAACTTCAACGATCTGTCCATCAATGATGCGACCATTAGCGGCTTTCTGATCACGCACAACTCGAGGTGCCTTGATTCCTATAGAGAAGCCTTTAAGTACGCCTGACTCCACTTTCTTAACGCTAACAGGATCAACGACAAGGACAGAAATGTAATGACCATCCGGCTTGCTTTCATATTCTTTTGCTACTCCTGCCGCGATTGAAGAATGTTGCTCACGAATGTTGCCACCTGACTTAAACCATTCTGGCATCGCTGATGAGAGCCAAGTGTCATCGCAGATTTGTTGATCAATGTCCAAAGAGTCATCAGTTGCTTTTCCATATACGAGAAGCGATCCATCCTCTTGCTTTTCTTGCTTGACGATTGCGGCGTATGAGTTAGCAAAATCATTCATTACTGTTTTCTCCTTGTTTAGTTTAGCGGCAACACTTTCAGCCCAAGACTTTCCAGCATCTCCGCCCCACGCATCCCAAGCCACACGACCCGGAGATGGATAACCTTTTTCCCCTTGACTAAATCCCTCTGCTTTTTTATCAACTTCGTGGCGAGCGAAGAAACTCACCATACGCATAATAGTATCGCGTGATAATCCTTCTCGTCTTGAAAGTTGTCCTGCTCTAGCTCTGCCTGTACTTGTAAAGCCATCACCTGCGTGTCCGTCAGCAATCCAACCGAGAGCGCGTTTAGCGGCTTCGGCTACACCTGCTGGTGGTACGAAAGTGTCTGGCATCTTCTATGCTGAGTAAATAACCGATACTGCGCCTGTGCTAGTTCCCGCGGCTGAAACTGCGTAAATAGTTTCATTGCCGTGCATCCAGATTTGGACACTAGCGTTAGCCGCAAGGTTTTGTCCGCCATTTAGACCGACTGTATTTGTTACCGCATTATCGCCTAAGAAAATAGCGGCTGAATCTCGATTGTTAATTTGAACTGCTACATAACCCACGCCATTCGGCAAGGTAACCAAAGGTGTTGGAGTAGTTCCTACTGTGATATTTGAGTGGTTAAGAGCCATTGGATTCCTTCTCTCGGATTATCGTGTAATTGTAATGCTTTTAATCTTCTGTTGCTTGATCGTCTGAACTGCTAGATGGTTCAGGTGGTACACCCATCGTAGAGCATCGGCAGTTTGGATGAACGGGCAAATCATCGGCACTTAATCCGTTGCTGAACTCGCCATCGACATCGGTAATCTCACCATCGATATCGCACTCTTCATCTTCAGGATCAGAAGCAACCCATTGGATTTGTTCGACACCTAAAGCGGCATAAGAATCTACAGCGGCGGCGTTAGCGGCTCTCGACCCTTCAGTTAGCGCAATCATTAGCGAGCGTTCTGGAGAACCAACAACATCTTTTAGCATTGTTGAAAGAGTTGTTGGGCTTGCGCCGATAGAGAAACCTTCGGCAAGACGGCTCCCGATTTGATCGTAAGTTGTCGCGTTAAGAGTTTGTGTAGTGAGCGTAACTTGACCGAGCAGTTTTTCTAATCCGCCCGGTGGCTTCAATAGAGCCTCTG